GTTCTGGATGCAATAGAGGACTGGGGCCTGGACTACCACCGGGGTAATGTGGTCAAGTATATGGTCCGTGCGGGAAAGAAGGACCCGGACAAGATGATAGAGGACCTGAGGAAGGCTAGGTTTTACATTGATAGGCTGATTAAACTAAAACAGGAGAATAGGGATGGAATCGATTTCCATTGAGCTGCCGGATGAGGACTTCATTCACCTGGCAATACTGGCACATGAAAGGGAGATGACGTTGAACGATCTCATGAATCAGGTTATCCGGGAGTACCTGGAGACAAATCCTCCGAGAACGGTTGATTATATGCGGGTCGATGAATAGTGACCTTGTAAATCTCGTAGCAAAACTTCAAAGGGACCCGGTTTTCTATTTCACGAACTGCCTTAAAATTCAGGAGTTTGGGACGGGAGAGTTGATTAGTTTTGAATTGAACGAGGTCCAGCGGATTTTACATTCGATGATGCAGAGGCAGATCGACAATGACGAGCATGTGAGGATGCTTGTTTTGAAGGCCCGGAGATTTGGGATTTCAACGTATGTACAGGGTAGGTTTTTTCATCATGCGGCAATGAACCGGAACAAGGTGGTTCAGATTACGACCCATAGTAAGGCGGCAACCGATGTCATGTTTAATATGGCGAGGACTATGGAGCAGAACCTCCCAAAGGAGATAAAACCCCAGTTGAAGTACTCGGGAAAGAGGGAGCTGCACTGGGGGAGTGAGGAGGGTGGTTTAAACTCTTTATATAGTTTATCAACGGTAGGGGGTCGTGAGGTCCGGGGGAGCAAGATTGATTTTCTGCATTGTAGTGAGGTTGCGAGCTGGGGTAGGGGTGGTGAGGACTACTTACTGGGGCTCCTGAACTGTGTGGTACAGGGGTTTAATACGGAGGCGGTAATTGAGAGTACGGCCCAGGGGACGGGTGGTGTGTTTCACGATATGTTCTGGGATGCGTATGCGGGGGACAGTGGATGGGAGGCGGTGTTCTTCCCGTGGTATATGTTCAGTTATTATTCCAAGGATTTTAAGAGTGAGGAGGCCCGAGAAGAGTTCCAGGCGGGACTGGGGCAGGATGACAGGTATGGTGGTGAGGAGGAGTCCAAACTTCTGGGTGTTTCCACTGAGTTTGATGTGGGGGGAGAGGAGCCTTTAAGGTTTGAAATTACACTCGAGAATTTAAACTGGAGACGGCAGTGTGTGAAGACGCAGTGTCAGAATGACCTGATCAAGTTTCACCAGGAGTTTCCGACAACGGCACGGGAGGCATTTGTTTCAACGGGACGGGGTGTGTTCCCGAGGGAGCAGTTGAACGAGATGGTTCTGGATAGTGAGAGGTTGTCCCGGGAGAGGCCGAGTCTGGGGTACCATATACCGATTCAGGCGTATAAGGAGGGGAAGGTTGCGGAGAAGTATATAATAGAGGCCCAGGATGATGGGGAGTTACAGGTATGGGAGAAGCCTAATAAGCGCAGGGATTATAGGATTGGGGTTGATGTTAGTGAGGGACTGGATATAGGGAGAGATACAGACTGGTCTGTGGCGGTGGTTATAGATCCTCATACGTTTGAGGAGGTGGCGATGCTTAGGTGTAAGATAGACCCTGATTTACTGGCCTGGCAGTTGGCGAGTCTTGGAAAATGGTATAATAATGCACAGTTATTTGTAGAGAGAAACAACCATGGACTTGTAACTTTAAAATTTTTACAGGAGGTTCATCTTTATCCGAACTTATACTCTGAGAAGATCCTGGATGAGCGGTCGAGCAGAACAGCGAGGAAGTTGGGATTCCATACAACGGTTAAGTCTAAACCTTTAATAATAGACTACCTCCGGGAGTTAATCCGGGAGAGGGAGATTAAAATTCATTCACCAAAGTTACTCGATGAACTACAGACTTTTGTGAATTTACCCGATGGTAAAATGGCTGCTCAACCTGGATCACATGATGACTGTGTGATGGCATTGGCTATAGCGTCATTTGGTGCGAAAATGTATCCCGCAACGGGACAGATACAAAAGAGAGCGGTCCCTTTTTACAAGAGACCGCTAAAACTCTTTACCCCCTCTGGACTATGAGTAATGTGATCTCGGCAGACTTTGGACAGAGACACCTGGAAGAGGATTTACAGCCGATTATGATGGATCTTGTTCAATGTTTTATAGATCACTTTGGAGAGGGACCCGGAAAACAGTTGGCCCATGGGGTGTGTGCCTCGTTGAATAATTTATCCGAACAACTAGAAAAGGAACTTAATGGCGGAACAAGTCCCAGAAGTGGTTGATGCTGTAGGGGTTGAAGTAAAAATGGTGTCGACTGAGCTGGATGATTTGGCGAGTCTGGTACAGGAGAAGTTTACGGAGGCTAGGACCTATAGAAGGGATCATGAGACCCACTGGCAGGAGTCCTATGACGCATATCGTGGAAAGTACCCGAGTCATATTAATAAGTCTAATGAGCTGGCACATGAAAGAGGAATATTTGTCAACCAGACTAGGCGCAAGGTTAACTCCGCTAAAATTAAAATTGGAACGCTTCTGTTCGAGGACGGGAGGATACCTTTCAGTATTACCCCTAGCAGGAGGCCGAGATACATTCCGCCTGATTTGGATGCGCCTGCAGGAAGGCCTGACCTACTTGAGGATGCTATTCTTGCGAGAGCTGAGAATATGGAGGACAGGATTAGGGACATCCTCGACAGGACGGGTTATAACCAGTCGGTTCAGCACTCTATACACGAGATGTGCCTCTATGGTACGGGATGTACTAAGGCAATTTCGTTGGAGAGGAGAAACTTTCCAGTCTTCCGTTCAGTGGAAACTCCAGAATATATGCTGGAGGTTGAGCAGTCTAAGGAGGAGGAGTTAGTACCTGCAGTTAATCACGTTTCAATCTGGAATATATTTCCATCACCCGAAGCAGAGAGTCCACAAGATGCAGATTATATCGTTCAAAGGAGTTTCGTCAGCCCTAAACAGCTTAGGGAGATGGCTAAAACTGATGACAGTTTCATACCGGGATCTATTGAAAGCGTTCTCAAGGACGGACAAGGAGAACGAGCAGGATACGACGAAAGCCAGCACCCGAGAACCTTCGACGAATCCTCCAGCGTAAGGATCAAGAATATAGAGATTCTTGAATTCTGGGGAAGGATAGATGTAAGGGATTTACAACCGTACCTGAATATCGATGAGGATGATATGCAGGATACGATGGATGTGGTTATGACGGTTATAGGGAACAAGGTTGTCAAGATGGAGGAGAATCCTTTTGATGGTCAGAGCCCCTATCATTTTTGCTACTGGCAGAAGAACCCAGAGAGTATCTGGGGAGATGGAATCTATTATGCCATCCGGGATGTTCAGGCAATTCTGAACTTTTCATATGCGATGATGGTCGAGGGTAAGGCACTTGCTGCGGCTCCGTTGACGGTTATAGATCCTAATGCGTTTGAGTCTGGAGAGGACACCGAGCAGATGTATGCGGGCAAGCAGATGAGGGTGAAGCCCGGGATGAGTGTACGGGATGCATTTACGAGTGTTGTGATACCTGATGTGACCAATGGACTCCTTCAGTTGATACAGCAGTTGGAGCGTGAGGCGGATCTGGACAGTGGTCAGACGGCCATAGGATACGGTGATATGAGCCCGAGTCAGACTAAGACGGCTACGGGGATGTCTATTTTAAATTCAAATGCAAACCGTCAGACTGCCGATGTTGTGAGGTCGGTCAGCAATATGATCACACAGAACATACAGGCTATATACCGCTGGTTGATGGTTGACTCCCCGGACAATACGATCAAGGGGGACTATGAGGCAATTTCAACGGGGTATGAGCAGTATGTTGCTAAGGAGGTTCATAACTCCCAGTTGATTCAGTTTCTGCAGGTGGCGGGTTCTTTGCCACAGTTCCAGGCGTTTATCAAGCACGAGGCGTTTACCAGACCGTTGCTTCGGGCTTTTAATTTAGACCCGGATAATATGCTGAAGACTGAGGAACAGGTTGCGATGGAAATGCAGCAGGGGCAAATTGCACAACAGCAGGCTATGGCCCAGCAACAGCAGATGATACAGCAGGCAGAGGTTTCCAAGATAGAGGCTGAGGCCAGGGCAGATATAGTCAAGGATCAGGCCAAGGCGATGCTTGATGAGAAGAAGGCGATCAGTGATGACCAGAGGGAATTAGAGACTCGGGAACGGTTGGAACTGATTAAACAAGGAAATGTCTTGCACCCTGCAAATCTAGCGAATAGTTCTATACTTTTAAGGGAGCAGCAGGAGCAGGAACAACAGGCTCAGATGCAGGCAGAACAGGTTGCGGCACAGGAACAGATGATGATAGAGCAGCAGGCTGCCCAGCAGGAACAGGATATGATTAATCAAAGGGAACAAGAAGTTCTGGGTAATATTGCTGCTAGTCGGGGTCAGGATGCGAGTGAAAGACTTCAGGGGGGTCCCACTGCAGAACAGATAAGACGACAGGAGATGGAAGAAAATGCGCCAACCACGGTCAACTGATGGGAAAACAATTGCGTTACTAAATGATCACCCTGGTTGGAAACAGTTGAAAGAACTGTTTTATTCACGATTAGAAAGTGAGATGGAGATCGTAACTAGAACTCCACTTCATGACACCGAGTCCACTGCGAAGCATAATGTTCGTATGGGCCGGATACAGGCCTGGGAAGAGATATTAAGTTATCCGAGCCAGGTGTTAACCAGTCCGACCTCCACGGGATAGCCCAGGGGTCAACACCTTAGATCCGTTAAACGGGACATCGAAAGTGTTATAAGGAAAAAATGGCAGAAGAAGAGGTGACGGAGGTTACTCCCCAGTCCGAAGAAACTGGTACGGAGGAACTGACCGAAGAAGAACAGCTCTGGGAAGATGCTGAGGATGGTGAACCAGAAACTTCCAATGAACCCGAAGAACCAGAGGAAGAAGAAGAGGAAGACCAGGAAGAACCTGAGCAGGAAGAAGATACCACTCATGATTATGAGAAACGGTACAAGGACCTGGAGAGAGAGTTTCACAAGCGAAACGAGGAAAGCGCAAGACAGCGTGAGCAGTTTCAGGAGCTGAGAGTACAGAACCTGGAGATGCAAAGGCAGATGGATGAGTTCTCGAAGGGACCCGTAAAGGAACCCGAGAAACAGCCTCCCACGCCGGGATCGGAGGAATTCTTCGACGAAGATGACCGGCAGACGATGGACGAGTTTAGTGAGTTGACAAAGACTTTTACTAAGATCGCCCAGGCGGAAGTAGCGAAGGCGGGTAGGGGCACGGATGTGTCCCAGAAGATTGAGACACTCGAAAGGAGTGTTAAGGATCGAGAGTACCAGGATTTCCTGGTCCAGCATGACAGTCATATGATTAACAATGTTGGAGAGGACTACAGGGAGCTGGATAGGGATTCTGATTTTCAGTCTTTTGTACTGGCAAGCCCAGCTATGACAAAGATGATGACCGAGAGCGTAGATGCCAGGGATCATGCTTCCGTTATGAACCTTTACCTGCAGACAGAGCAGGGTAGGGGGTGGAGGACAGAGCCAGATGCGGAGCCTACTGAAAAGGCTAAACCTCAACGTAAAGAAGCTCGCAGAAGAGCGGCCTCGAGTTTAGTTAAAAATTCTGCCCCAAGGATGACCAAGAATCCTGATAACATGACGGCTGAAGAGCTGTGGGATTCTATACCCGAATAATATTTTTAAGGAGTTGACTTATGGCAGCTTATGGCGGAACCGGAGCATTAACCGGACAGGCTTATGGTGACCTGAGCGCAAATGATGCGTTCACTATTCAAAAACGAATGCTTCCTATTGCGAAGCGTCTGCAGACTTTTGCTAAGTTTGCACAAAAAGAAACGAAGCCTCAGAAGCAGGGTCTTGAGATCAGACACCGCAGATATGAGCGTTTCCCGATTACTGACACGCCTATTGCTGAAGGTGTAACGCCGGACTTCACAAGTCTCGAGCATACAACCTTGATGCATACGCTCAAGCAGTACGGTAGCTATGTGAATACTACCGATGTGATGCTTGCGGCTTCGCATGATCCCGTTCTCAAGGTTATTACCGAGAGACAGGCCCAGCAGGCTGGTGAGACTCTCGATTTTCTAGCCTACAAGGTTTTCCGTGCGGGAACATCGGTTAGATATATCGGGACATCTGCTAGTGCTCGTAGCGATGTAGACATGTCGATAGGCAGTGTAACACCTACCCTCAATAGCCCGGCTACTGGGACACAAACAAATGCAGCCATTCAGACTGCAATCCGGTCGCTCGAGACAAACGATGCCAAGAAGATGCGTAACAAGTTACGTGCTTCTGTCGGAATCGCAACCGAACCGATCCGTGAATCGTTTATTGGAATCTGCCATCCAGACCTTCGTCAGGACATCGAGCAGCTTCCAAACTATGTTTCTGTCGAGAAGTATTCGGATACCTCCGATGCAATCGAAGGTGAAATCGGAAGTGTCGAGGGAGTAAGGTTCATCACCACGACCCAGGCAACCTCTTTCAAGGCTGCAGGGGACACAAATGGTGTTGCAAACTGTGTTTCGAGCGATAGCACAAACATAGATGTTTATCCTGTAATTATAGTTGCTCAGGATTTTGGTGGATGTGCCACACTCGGAGGAATGGACAGCCTTCGATCTAAGGTGGTAATGCCCAAGCCGGGACCAGGCGATCCAATGGGTCAGCGTGGAACGGTTGCTTGGGACACATTTTACTCCTGTATTATACTGCAGGATCTTTGGATGTATCGGCTGGAAGTAGCTGCTACTAAGTTTTCATAATCGATAATCCCCGGTCAATGGCCGGGGTTCACTTTTTATTTGAAAGGACATTATGTCTGATTCTATTAAGAATAAAATTACCCGGGCCGCACAGGTTTCTGGGTATAAAACTGTTGCTCATGGTTCGACAGCTAATGGAACCACAGAGAGGGACTATATTAATATCCCCTGGGGAGCGGTGGTTACCGATGTCAATATTATAATCACCACTGCATTTACTGGTGGAACAACCACATGGTTAGTGGGTACGGGAGTTGCCACGGTTACTAATCAGGATTCAGGATCTACACAGACTGCCGACCCTAATGGTTTTCTAGACATGTCGGTTACCACGTATGGTTCTGCAACTGTGGGTAAAAGGATTAATGCCACTGCTGCACCAACAGTCAGTACGGGTGAAGGTGTCGCAAATGATATTTCTTGTGGTGGAGAACTTTTAGGAACCAAGCCTCCCTATTCTGTTTCTTCAACGTATGGTTCTAATGGTGAAGAAAAGGTTGTCCCTGTTGTTTTAAATCAGGTTCAGGCTTCTGGGACATCTACTGCTGGATCTGTGATCTGGTGGGTCGAGTACATGTTCCCAGCCAACATTGTCTGGTTACAAGCAGACCTATAGGCACCATTCAGTGCTAATTAAGCCGGGGTTTCGGCTCCGGCTAACTTTTATTGGAGATAATATATGTCTATTGCAGGCGGGTTGGTAGCAAGTGAGAGTTTACCTAAAACCAATCTTAGTGAGGCCTATGTCCCAGCAGGTGAAGGGAAATGGGTTGTCCTTAGTGGTAATACAAAAGTAGCAGTTGAGCACAAGAAAGGTGAAGCAATCCCTGAAGGATTTGCCGTTATTAATATTGACTACGGCAATGATATGACTGAAATGGGGCCAGTGCCTGTGACTCATGGAACCTGGACTATAATGGTACCACGGGGGAGTAATAGAATATTACCTCTGTCCCATGTAAACGTACTGAATGATGCTATAACTACCGAATATTTTCAACGGGATATGTCGAGTCAGTTGACATCGAGAAGTGGAAGGCGGTTTAACTTTAGAGTTATGCATTGGCCTAAAACCGGAGAGAAGCGAGCCACCGAATTTGAAGAGGGTGCTCGGGATCTTTCAGTAGCCGAGTTGGAAAATTCTAGGGAGCGTCACGAGGTCATAGAACTTGACCAGGATTAATGAATCGGAAAGACATCCGTGAAAGAGTTGAATCAGCCCTACAAGATGAAGATAATAGACACTGGAGTGATCGTGAGATAAACAGGTATATCGACGATGCCCTCACAGAGTTTACAAGGATTACGAGACATCCCCAGGTTGAAGGAGATGCCACCAATCCGGGTGGTACGACCCCCATTGGCGAGGCGACCAAAACAGGAACGCTTACCGTCGACGGGAAGACCGCTAAGATAACTTATTCTTCTCCACATGGCTACACCGCAGGTGATGTTCTTCTTGTTGCTGACGGTGCTCCTAGCGAGTATATGGGACCATTTAATATCCTGGTTCCATCTACAACTACTGTTACCTATACAGTTGGTTTTGGCGACAGCGTTACTGACAGTTCTGTTTCTACTTTCCGCATAGGTCCCACTTATACAAAACCGAGTACAATAGCAGAGGTTACCTCCGTTAGTATCAATGGGAGGGAACTCGCCATATACACGGAATCCCAGTTGAATGCTGCGGCCTCCAGTCGGGGGACGAGGCACTTTATGCTGGAATCTTCTATGGGTTTTCACCCGAATGCCTTTTCATCCCCGGTTAACAGCACGGATAACACCCCTAAATGGAGGGAGCAGTATGGTCCGATAGAGGCAATTATCTTCAACAACAGAACTGCCGACACGTTCAGGATCTACCCGTTGCCAAAGGAGAATGCCGATATATATGAAGACAAGGATGCAACCACAAAGGTCTTTCTTACCCTCAAGGTGAGAGGGGTCCCGATTACAACGAGTCTGTCTTCCGATACATCGACACCAACGATTAATGGGTACTGGCACGAGGGGATAGTATTTGGAGCCCTCGAGAGGGCCTGGTTGAAGGAGGGACAGGTTAAGAGCATAGAGAAATCCCAGATGTACAGGCTGAAATTTATGGAACAGGTTAACGAGGCGAAGAGAATGGAGGGAATGTCCAGTGGATCTATTTCCGAGGGGAGAAACCGGGGATCGATGACGATTAACAGATACCTTTAATGCATGACAGCAAGCTCCACATGACCCCATGCCCGAACAAAGAGTGCAAGTGCACCAACTGTGACTGTGATCCCTGCAACTGCACCGAGGAAAACCCCTGTGGTTGTGAGGAAAAGGATTTGAGTAAAATTAGAGGAGGACAGTAGTGGCGGCAGGCAAGTACGATATAGAAATAGAACAGGGAGCGGATCTCGACCTTGATATTGACTACAAGGACAGTGCGGGGTCTCTCTTGAATCTAGGTTCTGGATATTCGGCGGCAATGAAGATTAAAGAATCAAAGGGTGGAGCAGAGATTGCCAGTTTAACAAATGGATCGGGAATAACCCTGGCAACTACAAGCCCCAATATTAATATTAATATAGCATATGGTACAACAGCCGGATATGACTTTGAAACTGCTGTTTATGATTTTGAGTTAAAGAATACGAGTGCTGATACAGTGTCCAGGATACTGGAGGGCAGAGTTACATTAAACCGTGAGGTTACAGTATGACAAATATAGTCGAAGTAACAGAGGCTAATAATTCGGTTTCAGTATCGTCTACTGATAATAAGGTCACAGTAACCGAAACCACACCAACGGTTACGGTGTCCACCCCCTTCTCTAAGGTGGGATCTGATCAATTAATATTCACTACATTTACTGATGGCTCAACCAGTGCAATTCCAGAAAATTCTGGCGACATATTTAATTTTGCTGCCACAGCCCCTATTACTGCGACGATAAATGCTAGTACAGACACCCTTACGGTGGCTGCTTCTGTAGACACCGATTTGGCCAGTGTATCTGGTTCTGATGATACCCTTGCCTCAGCAAAGGCAATCAAGACATATGTTGATGCTCAAGTAACTGGATCAGACCTGGATGCAACTACTGATTCGGGAACCATAGATGTTGATCTGGGGTCGGAGACTTTAACGGTTGCAGGAGGGGAGGGAATTGACACCTCAGCAACTGGAACAACGATTACTGTTACTGGAGAGGACGCAACTTCTTCAAACAAGGGAGTTGCCTCGTTTGCATCGGCAGACTTTAGTGTATCCAGTGGTGCGGTTTCGTTGGTTGATCTTACGACAAGCCATATAGCATCGGGGAGTCTGGACACAGACCTTTCTTCGGTATCCGGGTCAGACGACACCTTGGCTTCTGCGAAGGCTATCAAAACCCAATTAGATACAAAGTTGGCATCAGCAGCACACACAAAAGCGAGTTTAGATGTTGACCACTTGATTACACTTTCGGGGGTTTCAGATGCATCAGATGATTTAGGCACTTTTAGTGGTTCTACAATCTCAGACAGCAGAGATATTAAGGATGCTTTACAGGATCTTGAGACTGCAGTAGAAACAAAACAAGCAAGCCTTACTAACGGTATCTCAAATACCAATAACGTGATTATAGATTCAGCGTCAGTCGCTGACGATGAGTACGCCCGTTTTACAGCAAGTGGACTAGAATCCAGATCGACTTCAGAGGTTTTGAGTGATATCGGAGCGCAAGCGTCTTTAACTAATGGGATTTCTAACACAAATAATGTAGTCGTTGATAGTGCATCCGTCGCAGACGACGAATATGCACGTTTCACATCTTCGGGTTTAGAATCCCGTTCTACGAGTGAGGTTTTGAGTGATATAGGGGCGCAGGCGAGTATCACAAGTTCTGCAAGACTAAACGCAGATTTAATCCACGATGGGACTGTTTCTAATACAGAATTCGGTTATTTAAACGGAGTTACTTCAAGCATACAAACTCAACTTGATAGTGCGTCTGGAGTTACAGAATCTGAAGTAATCGCACTTAGTTTGGCTTTAGGATAATAAATGGCAAACACATTTAAGGTTGTCACAAAAGCAAGTGTTGCAACAAGTAGCGGATCACCTACTACTTTGTATACTGTTCCGTTATCAACAACTACTGTAGTTTTAGCCCTCTTGCTTGCTAATAAAACCACAACAACGGTCAAGGCTACAGTTGTTTTGTCATCAGATACTACGGTAGCAGGGGCAGGGGCCACAAACGCAGATGTGAATTTAATCTACCAGATACCCGTTGATGATGGGAATTCTCTGGAGTTATTGGCAGGACAAAAATACGTGTTGCAGACTTCAGATATTTTAAAAATTTATGCGGACAATGCCAATTTAGATGTAACACTTTCTTTTATGGAGATGACGTAAAAATGCCATATTTAGGAAACCAGTCTGCAAGTGCAAATTCTAAGATTAAAAAGTATGCTTTTACAGCAACCGCATCACAAACTGCTTTTACAGTTTCATCTTCATCTTCCGATGAGTTACAGGTATTTTTAAATGGTGTGCTTCTTAAAGAAACTGATGATTACACGTATACGACTTCAACTGTCACTTTGGGAAGTGGTGCGACTGTTTCCGACATCGTAGAAGTACACGTTTATCAGTCGTTTGTTTTAGCGGATGCTGTAAAGGCTTCCGGGGGTACTTTCAGCGGGGATGTTAGTTTTGGAGATAATAACATTACTAATGTAGGAGATGTGTCTCTTGATACAATTTCTTCCGACGCAGGGACAAGCGTTGGAGTAACTCTTGGGACCGATGCCGGGGACGACTTCAATGTTGGTTCGGGGAAATTACTTGTTGAGGGAGACACCTCCCTTGTTTCTATGACTGGAGATTTAAAAGTTGGAGGAAACGATATTCAGGATTCCGGGGGGACAACCTGTTTTACTTTTGACGGATCTGGCAATACTAACATGTCGGACAAAATCCTTCAAAGGCCTGAAATCAAAGATTATGGTGAATCGGTCAACGCTATTGGAGGAACTGGAGGGGGGACACAAGATATAGATTTGACTGCGGGAAATGTCGTTACGGCGACCGTCGACACTTCCACAAATACATTCACGTTTTCAAATCCGAGTGCCTCGGGGAGAGCCTGTAGTTTTACGCTGATTCTGACGAATGGAGGATCTCAGACAGTAAATTGGCCATCCTCAGTCGATTGGGCTGGCAGTACTGCGCCGACTTTGACTTCTTCTGGCCGGGATGTTTTGTGTTTTGTCACAGTGGACGGGGGGACGATTTGGTACGGGTTCACAGGTGGCTTAAATATGGGTTAAAAATGGCTTTTTCATCTTCACGATCATTAATGGGGGCGGGGTCCGACTCAGGGGTGAAAAAGGGAATTTTCGTTGGTGGGAGAGGAGGTACAACTTTAACGGGGGTATCCAATTTATTAGCTTTATCAGGGATAATCGGAACCGATGTAGCCGCTGTTGGTACAGCAAGAGATCAGACTGCTGCATCCACATATGGTGGTGATAAAGCAATATGGGCCTTTGGATATGTTGCATCTGGAGTCACATCCCGTAAAAACCTGATTTCTTCGACTGGAGTTGTTGGATCGGATGGTTCAGAAGTTGGCACGGCTCGCAAAGGATTATCAGCCTGTCCTTTTTCCACTAACCAATGTCTTTTTGCATTTGGGGGTGCTTATTCTAACGCCAATAATCGTGTGTCCTCGTCGGGTGTTGTGAGTTCTGACGGGACTGCGATTGGAACTGCTAGAGTCGATCTTGCAGGAACGGGTTATGGAACAGGAGGAACTGGAATTTTTTTTGCTGGCTGGCACGGTGCTTTTTCAGTGCAGAGCAACAAGGTTGACAGTTCTGGGAATGTTGAAACAGATTCTTCTGTTAATGGGACTCCACGTTATTCACTAAGAGCAACAACGTATGGTACAGGCTTAGCCATGTTTGCATACGGTGAAGGTGGAAGTGGGGCTGTGAATACGGTAAATTTGGTTAATTCGTCAGGTGTAATTGCAACCGATTCAACAGGAGCAGGTTCTACATTTGTTTACAGGATGGGTACTGGCTATTCCAGCAATCTTGGGATGTTCGCTTTCGGGCGCGTTGCATCGACGGATTTTAACACCAGAAATCCTGTGTCGTCCTCTGGAGTCGTATCTGGGGATTTAACAGGAGCAGGAACTGCAAGAAGAGGCGGGGCAGCATCTAAATATGGATAATTAAATGGCATCAAAATTTAATTCTGAATTTAATTACCGCTACCAGGTTCAAGGGGAAACGATCTGGGAGAAAATTAAAACCCTCCAAGGTTTTCTGGAGGGTAGACTTAGAGCTAAGAAACTTGAAGAAATTTCAGAACTTAAATTGGAGGCAAAGCGAGAGGAACTTGAAAGTGCAGAAAAAGATGGTTTGCCATCCTGGAAAGTTAAAAAATTAAAGGCAGAGGTCTTGGAGTCGGAAAACTGGATTGAAACGGAATACGATGGCTTCAGGAAAAATGAAGAAGAAGTCACAATCCTCGAAAAACTCCTAGCAGAAGCTTACGAGATTGCAGAACCAACACGAATAAATGGACATTCCGATGAAGAAATGTGGGAACTAAATCAGGCGAATGAATTCACATTGCGAGTCGCAAAAGATTTACAAAGTGAAATGATAGCGAATGGCAGACCAAGTGCGATGCTTGTGAGACAAGCCATGTCAAATCCACATACATGGGAGGCATGTAAACAGATCGGGATAATCCCGAATGATTGCCATCTGATCACGGGTGGAAATAATCCTGAGAAAATCACTTTGAGTCTTCCAGGACCAGCATTAAATGAAAATTAATAAAGTTGTTTTATATTATGATAATTTCCCAATAAAACTACTGACTGATACTCGACCCAAATATGAATTGGAGGCTTATGAAAATAGAGAAGGGATTGGATTAGATAAAAGTTTAGAAGAAGACGGACAACTTGAACCGATTATTATAAATATAAACGAATATTCAAATGGTATTCGATTAGATCCTGGACGAGGTTCTTATGTTGCAGTAGAGCCAGGCGGTGCAAGACTAACGAGTATGCGAAAAATCGGATGGGATTATTGTAGAGCAATTTTATTGACGTTTAATTTTATGATTGCATATTTAGAAAAAAAAGGCTTTCTTAAACCAAAAAATATAAATGTAAAGGAGCAAAATTTGGGAAATTATTTTACAAGTAAGGATAGTCCTAGTTTTGTTTGGTCTAAATCTTTTTTAAACGGCTAAAGGAATTGTATGGAATATGCTAAAATAAGTGGCGGTTCAATCATAAAATACCCATACACTTTTCATGATCTTCTCACAGATAATCCTTCGACTTCTTTTCCATCGGAACCTTTAGAGAATGCAGATGTGAGAGAATCTTTCTCACTGGTTCAGGTTTCTCCAAAAGTAAAAACTCCGTTCAGTGAACGGACCCAGTTTTGTAAAAGAGGTGACCCTGCTTTTAAGAATGAAAAATGGGAACAGACATGGGTAGTTAGTGAAAAAACCACTGAAGAGGTGACTGCTGATGAAGGTTTTAAATGGATAGAAATCCGAAATGAACGGAACCAAAAACTGCAGGAAACCGATTGGCAGATGACAAAAGCTTTAGAAATTGGAGAGGACGCATCTGCGCTTAAAGCTTATCGCCAAAAACTGCGGGATATCCCGCAAGACCAAACCGATCCTTTTTCGATCACTTGGCCTGAAAGGGAAGACTAAATGAGTAGAAGCAGAGATTTAGCAAACTTAGGTGGAGATGCGACAGGGTTAGAAACTCTTACTGTTTCAGACATTACTGACCTAACAGCTTCAGTAACAGAGTTGAATTACTCTGACGGAGTTTCATCTGCGATACAAACGCAAATTGATGCAAAGGCATCATTATCTGGTGCTACATTTACAGGCGATATTACTATGCCTACAAACAAAAAGATAAAACAAAAAGGAGCATTTATGCAAAGCTCGACACATCAAGCATTATTTTTAGGAGCATAACATGGCAATTCCAAGTGGATCTGGATCAGAGGTTCTAAAAGTAGCTCACATTGCGGGAGTAACAAACTCAGAAAATGTACTCCTCAATGGAGTTGCAAACCACATATATTCTATTTTGAGCATTTCTATTTGTGAAACAGCAGGAGCCGCTGAAACTTTTGATCTATATATCGATGATGACGGAGATGGAACTGATTATGAGATCCTATCAGATCAAGCACTTGGTGCTAATGAAACATTCATATGGAATGACCGATTAGTTATTTCTGGTACGGATCATCTTTGTATGGCAACAGCGAGTTCTGCTAATATTGATGTTGTAATCACTTATATCGATCAGGATTGGACATGACAGGAATAGTAAACAGCACGGGTGCAAAATCTGGAATCATTGGGACTACTGTAGGCACCCCTAGTGGAGGAGCCGAGTACGAAGAGGGGTCTTGGACTCCTACTAATAATAATGGGAGTTTTGGTAATCAAAATGCCTATTACGCAAAAGTAGGTAGATTAGTGTACATTGAAGCTTGGGTGTACACTACTGGTGGGAGCGCTCCGTCTACCAATCAGATTCTAGGTTTCCCGTTCACCTCGGAAGAGAACAGTGGGAATGCTGTAGGAGGAGGAATATTCAATGTACAAAATAACGCTGAAAATACTATGACTTGGGCTAGGGCTAGTAACACTACATACGCTGACATAAGAGATGATGGCGGGAAAAACGATTTTATTCTTGCTACTGGCAAAAGTTATTATTTCACAGGCTGTTTCATATCAACTACTTAGATAAAAAAAAATGAAACTAGATAAAATTGAAGTAGTCACAAAATACAAACATCTCCAAATAAGAGAGATTACAGACTCAGGTGGATACCACAGGCGAGTGCTTACACCAGAAATGGATGTATCCTCAGAAGTACAGGAGATAAAAGATAAAGCAGAAGCCGAATGGACTGACGATGTTAAAACGGCATGGGCTGAATTTAATGAATCTCTCTGATTGGAGTAAAGAATGGTATGTAGAATATGCTTAAAAAACTCAGCACAGGGGCATTGATCGTACTTATCGGCATCGGGGTTATGGTGCTTATTATATCGGTTACAGCCTGCAGTACTCCAGTTGAGAAGCCTGCAGTAAAAACAAAATTCAGTGGGGACCACACAACACCACAGATAAGAGGCATGTGGTCAATATGTTATCAGTCAAGGATGAGGGGTCTACCGCATATTCCCCCTCCAGTACACGGAGCACACTGTGACTGTCTGGTGGATGGTTCTAGAGAGAGGTATTCTTCTGGGGACTACGGGGAAATGGGGTCTGATAACTTAACAAATGTTTTTTCAGAGTTATCAGCTCTGTGCAATTTAATGCAGATACCAAAGATTAATCCGGCTTCAACATGAACCCAGCAGATGCAAAATATTACCACTATCCACAACATGCTGATAACTCGCTTATGGATCTAGAAATTATAGTAAATTTAATAGAAAGAATAGGACTGCCAGCCGTAATTATTGCGGCGGCATTCTGGTATATCCGGTACAGCACTGACCTTGCAAAGAAGGAGCGTGAGGAGATGTGGGCCAAGGATTCAAGTAATGATGAGAGACTCATGCACCTTGTTGAGAGCACCACGACAGTAATGCAGGAAATGAAGGCGGCACTGCAGACGAATACAGAAACAATGAGAGAACTTTTAACTGAGTTTAGGCTAACAGCTACCAGGAAATAACAAATGGAAGAAATAATCGAGAAGAAAACAGTAAAGGGGAACCCTAATCCCCCGAAGAAAATGTCTGTAAACGAGCAGATCACCGTGGCCAGGTTTTATGGTCGCCTGGTAATATCGTTCCTGGCATTCTTTATCTTCCTTTATATAGTACACATGATGCTAACTGCAGATACCGAGATGACACAGTCAAGTCGAGATTTGCTCAATATTTTGATTGGTAGCTTTATTTCCGTGATTAGTGGTATTGCTACGTTTTATTTCAATGGGGACAGTGACTTAATGGACGAGAAACCCCAGACACACCAACCCGAACCAAAGGAAGAGAATGCTTGAAACCTTACTACTTAACATGGTCAAATCTTTGATTTTAGATGAGGCTCAAAGTCTTGCCAAGGATCATGTAGAGAAGGCCCTCGATGAGAATTTAAGCGAGGACCAGAAACATGCACTCGACGCTGTTGTCGATGCGATGCCCGACAATCAATTCAAGTCCGTGAAGGACTTCCTAAGCTAACAGGAGTAAATTATGGCGGACGCAGCAAGTGTAACAT